AACGCAAACCCGCTTTACCATTAAGTACTGAATGAAGACTCGAAGAACAAGAAGCTGCAAGCCAAATCAATATGAATAAAACTGATTTTACAAACTGACAAATAACCAATTTAAACAATAAGTTAAAAGCACCTATCAAATAAATCAGAAACCAAAATCAAAATACGAAAAAGCATAGAAATAGCTTAATTATCAATAAATTGTGATCTTTTTCTCTACGGTTACTAGTGTACCCCACGAAAAGTGGACACAACATAACTACACACTTTCAAACACCACTGGACTCACATAGCCCAACGCTGAGTGCTTCCTATTTCGATTGTAATAGATCTCGATATATTCGAAGATCCCCATTCGAGCTTCTTCAATATTTTGGTAGTCTTCTGCATATATCAGCTCGACCTTTAGTCGGCTGTAGAATGACTCCATCACTGCGTTGTCCCAACAATTGCCTTTACGGCTCATGCTTGGCACTCCGCCATGCTTGCGCATGAAGTCCTGATAATCATGTGCCCTGTATTGTACACCACGATCTGAATGGATTATGACCCCCTTAGGCGGCTTACGTGATTTGAACGCCATTTTCAGTGCATTCGTAATGAGTTGAACCGTCATCGTCGTATCTAAAGACCAACCAACAATACGCCGTGAATGCAAGTCCAGAACCGTAGCTAGGTAGAGCCAACGGCTCTTCACCCAGATGTACGTAATGTCAGTCACCCACTTTTGATTAGGGCGCGCTGCTTCAAAGTCTCTACGTAATAAATTATCAGCTACATTTGTCATCACGGCAACATCCTTAGTGTATTTGAACCCTATACCGTTTCGCGCTTTGATACCCTTTTCTTTCATAATATCAGCAACATAGTTAACGCAACAGGCATAGCCTGCTTCGTTCAACTCATCGGTAATTCGCACAGAACCATAACGAGCACGATGCTTTGCAAAGGTGCACATGACTAACTGTTCAAAACGGCACCGCCGCTTTGAGCGTTCACTTGGCTCTCGATTCAACCACTTGTAATAACCACTAGGAGAAACATCCAAGGCGCGACACATATGGGTCACTTTATATTCCCCAACATAACTTTCGATATACTCGTACTTCACTCTTGCTGCTTCGCGAAGTACGCCGACACCTTTTTTAGGAATTCCATCTCATCACGTAGACGTTTATTCTCGCGCCGAAGGACGCGAAGCTCTTCGGACTCTTTCTGCGAATAATCAACACCATCTAAGGTGTTAAACTGTTTATCAGATAGGCGTGTGAACTGGCGCTTCCAGTTCCGGATTTGCTGGGCACTAATGCCCAGCTCCCTGGCAACGGAGACTGCTGTTCGGCCTGGAAGACTGGCCAGGCGAACCGCTTCTTTGCGGAACTCTTCGGTGTACGCTGGATTACGATGTTTAGCCATAAATCACCTCTCAATTAGACCCTAGATCTAACTTAGTAAAGTGTCTACTAAACGTGGGGTACTCGGGTTACATAACGCCGCATTAAGGGGCAAGCAACGTAAACAACTGCACTAAAACTAACCAGCCGTAACCTCAAATACCAACCCAAACCAAAAATGCCACGCGTTGATTGTCCCTCTTAAATGCTTTGTTATGTAACTTTATTAACCATTTCAAAGCATTACAAATAACAGCATTACCAAATATCGTTTAACTTACATGAAAAGTTAGCAGTAACCCAGTAGAATTCGCGTGACAACAACAAAACTGCGAGCCCTAGTTCAAAGAAAAAATGACTGCCACCAAGCTTATCGCAAACTCACTTAACCATTGAGAAAAGACTGAAAACTCGAAGAACAAGAAGACGGAAACTAAGCCAATATGAATAAGACTGACTTTACAAACTTTATAAATAACCGATTAAAACAATAAGTTAAATCCATAAACATGTAAAGTAGAAGCCAGTTTAAAAAAGCAAAAGCATAAAAATATTTTTAATTTTCAATACATTGCGGTCTTTTTCTTTACGGTTACATAACGCCGCATTAAGGTGTGAGCGGCGCTTGGCTATACTTGAGCGAAGCGAAACTGCCAAGCGTTGCGAATCACTCTTAAATGCTTTGTTAGCCCTTGTTGGCTATTTGATAATTTTGAACTTTGATCTTTTCTCTTCCTTATCAATGGCAATATCTTCTGAGATTGTTTTTTCTGGCATGATATCCTCTACCTTTTCAGGACCAGCTATCATTCCCCTTCCGACATCATGCAAATCTTCCGGAATCTCAGTATTAAAGAGATCTTCGGCGCGTTTTCTAGCCCTTTCTAGTACCCATTCATCAAATTCTTTTGTACCTTCAAGTGGTCTATCTTTGCCTGCCATAAATTAACCCCTTAAGTTACGCCATAAATACGTAGGAGTATTACTTGCTTTCCCCTGTTTAAGAGTAAAGCCGAATTTTTCATAATATCTTGTAACTCTTGCATTTACTGGCCTCATAATCCTGATTTGGTCCGCACCAATAAAGTCTGCATAGGCCTCTGCGGCAGAAACCGTAATTTCGACGATCTTACTTTTAAGTGGATGATCCCAAGGAGCACCTTCAATTACATCAAGTCGTAACCTACCGCCTGTATATGTAGGCTTTCCTAACGATAACCCACAAAGTTGAGCATTAGCATACCAAATTGCCAAATCAAACCTTTTAGGGTGCCTGTATGCATATTGCTTGAAACCCTCAGACCACGACCAGCTAGCACTATCACTACGCTCTAGGCTTTCTTCCCACCTCTTAGCATGGGTAAGTGATAGCCGATCAACTCCTTTTAGAGAAACTCTATCAGCATATTGTCTAGGTAATGTCTGTTCTGCAATAGCCCTACTATCTTCTCTAAATCTCTGATATTTAAGCTCCGTATCCTGATGTGTATTTTGCATGTAATCAAGTAATCAACTCCTGTAAATAAAAAGAGATTGATTAAAACATATGCAACCAAGATACTCAAGTTAGAGGGCTAACGCCGCATTAAGGGGCAAGCAACGCAAACAGCTGAACTCAAACTAGCCAGCCGTCACCTCAAATGCCAACCAAACCAAAACTGTCAAGCGTTGACTGTCCCTCTTGAATGCTTTGTTATGTAACTTTTCTAACCATTTCAAAGCATTACAAAGAACAACATTGCCAAATACCGTTTAACTTACATGAAAAGTTAGCAGTAACCCAGTAGAATTTGCGTGACAACGACGAAACTGCGAGCCCTAGTTCAAAGAAAAAAATGACTGCCACCAAACTTATCGCAAACTAGCTTTACCAATAAAGCTCAGAGCAAAGACTCGAAGAACAAGAAGACGAAAACTGAGCCAATATGAATAAAACCAGATTTATAAATTTGAAAATAACCATTTTAAACAATCACTTAAAAGTACCGAACATCCAAAGTAGAAGCTAAATTCAAAGTAAAGAAATTATAAAAACACTTTAATTTTCAATATATTGTGGTCTTTTTCTCTACGGTTACATAACGCCCGGTTAAGGGGCAACCAACGCCACTACCAAGCTTCAGCACAACACCGTAACCACAAAAACCAACGCATAATAAAAATGCCACGCGTTGGTTGTCCCTCTTGAACCGTTTGTTATAGCGCTTGACTTCAAACATTTACACCAATAGCGACCAATATCATGGCGACTACTAATGCTGATATGATCGCACCTAATGTATGATCTCTAAACCATATTAGAACGGGTTTAACTATTTTTAACTTTGCTGGCTTAATGTATCTCACTGGCCGATCATCTAATACGATAGCACTACGGTCAGGATAAATTTTTAACCCTAACTGAGAAATTCCGGGTAATTCTCTATTGGGCCCGATGATATAGCCACTATCAATAAGATACTCAATATGAAATATAAATCTCTCGGATAATCTATTTTTTGACTCTTTATAAACAACATCATTAGATGTCTAATTCTCTAAGGTATTCACTAATGGTAGGAGCAGCATTAGCTGTATAGACCCAAGATAATAGTAGTGTGGCGTCAAGATAATAGGGCGTTGGTTAGGGATTATATTGGATACTTAGGTGTTGAACGGTCACCTTTTTGAGATGGGAGTATCATAATTATAAGGCGTTAATTTGGCGATGGGTTCGATAGTAGATATTGACGTTCTAATCCCACATGCGGGCAATTTTGGCATCAACCGAGCGCCTCTACAACTGGGCAGTCTATTGAAAGTAGCGCTTTGCTCTCGGTGGTCGATAGCAGCTCCTCTTCTGAGATGATTCTAGAGCTTCTGCGAGAAGGTGCGGTTCGTGAATTGTCGAAACAATTCTTCAATGCATTCAACCTTATGTAGAGTTGATATTGATATGCTTCCCATTTACCAATGGATGTAGTGGCATTTTAAACCACATTCGCAAAACGTAAGTATAACTTGCCCCATAATCTATTGCCTTTTATTAAAGCTAACGGAGGTGGTTACTCACCTCCATGCATCTAGTGCCACTTAACGTTGGTGAGATGTAATGTTCATTATCAAGCCCCCAACGGCAGCAGATAGATGATTTGCATTTAGAAATAGCTATTTAGTTGTAAGCTAAACCATTTCAAATAGGGTTTAACTTACAACCGTCAAACAAGCTCATGGTAAGGATACAACTTTAATGTGATACCTTTAGCATTTTTTTTAGTTCTGCTATTTCACCCTTAAGTTGCTCAACCTTTTCAACTTCTTTCATGTATTTAGCCACCAATTTATCCTTCTTGGTATCTCCTTCAATGAAGGTTGGTATTAAACTTGCAGCTTGCTGAGCTATCGGAGTGGTCACTTTAAGGTAGCTCATCGAATTTATTTCATATACATCTTCTAAGAAAGGATCATCAGAAGGTTCAAAGCCATTGTTGACGTCTGCTAGTGCGTCCGCAGCCCCAAGTAAAGCTTCAGTAAGCGGAATATTCATTTCAGTAAAGACAGTCATTGACTCACAAAGCCTTGCTAAGTCTTTAAAGCCTATGGCTATTTCAAATGCACCGCCGTTTTGAAAGTTAAAACCAGTAGCCCATCCAATGTTTGCTACACAATGTGTAGGAATTGATGGTTTTGCATCAAGTAACAGCGCGTCAGCGGTTACTCCCTCCGATGAATAGCTTTCTATAATTCTTTTCAGCACATCAATTGATGGCGTCAGTTCTCCTCTTTCATATCGGCTCAAAGTATCTTTGCTTACCCCTATTTGACCTGCCATTTGAGACTGGTTAAGGCCAAGTTGTGCACGAACCGATTTAAGCCTCTCACCAAAAGTAGACGCATCCGCCTTTATTTTTATTGACATGTAGATTTATCCGACTATTATTTGTGATTAGTTAGTCGGATTAGTCTAATTCAAACCGAAGGAGGTTTAAAGTGAAAAAAGTCACATCACCATTGTCAGCTGAACAGTTTAATGCTCTAAAAAGCGGCTTTGTAAAACAAGGTACATCTTTCAGCCGTTGGTGTTTAGATCATGGTTTAAACCGTGCAAACACTAAATCAGCCATTTTGGGAAGTTGGAATGGGCCTAAAGCTTGTGAGCTAAGAACTGAAGCAGTCATTGCTTCTGGTATATACAACGAATTGATTTAGCTAGGGGAATTACCTTAATGAAAAGTTGCGAAGAAAAAATAGCTTACGAACAAATAGTTAAGACCTTGTCTTCATTGAACGTTTATCAGGCAAAAAATGTATTGGACTCAGTGTATCGATCAGTATCGTCTGGAAAGTTAGAGGTCACTCCTGTTCCAAGTTACTACAAAAGTAAAATAGATTCAGACAGAGAATTACATGATTTCATCTTGAGTCTGGATCTAGAGTTCCTTCCTCAAAAAGATGTACTTCTAGCTTGTATTGATAAGTTTGGAAAAGAAAGAGCGCCATCAAGAACGTCTTTGAATAGGGCATGGAAAAAACTTCTCCATAAGAAACAATGGGTGAACGCCAATGAACAAATATAAACACTCTATCTCAGGTTGTAATTTGAAACCGACTCGTTTGACTCTAAAGCTTCTTGAAACCCTAGTAGAAAATGGCGTTGAAGGTCTGAGTTTAAAGAGCCTCGGTGATCTTTCAGGTATCCCTAGAGCTAGCGTTCACCGCTATTTGCAAATTTTGGTTGATAGCGGTTGGGTAGAAACCATCGGTGAAAAAAACGCCATGCTATGGAAGCCATCAAAACACTTTATTCAATTAGCGTTCAATTATCGCAACGCAGTTCGTGCAGAGGTTGATCGTATTGGAGCTGAATTTAAAGAGTTAACAGGAGAGGATTTATAAGATGTCCGATGAAATGAAGCAATTAGTGACAGCTAAACAAGCATTGAGCGACGCACAAGAGATTGATGCCGCTGAAGCATTAACGATTTCTCAAAATGAAGGCACAAGACTCGGTGAGGCTGTAGATCTGGGTGCTATTTTGGGACGCGCTCAGATGGCAGAGAGACTATCAAAAATTACCGACGCCGTGAGTTTGAGTGCATTGAAAGAAATCAAGGAATCCAAGAAATACAAGGCGTTAAAAGGAATCACCTTTTCAAAAAGCTCGACTGTCGGCATTAATTTAGTTGTTCTCAAAGGCACTTGGGAAGAGTTTTGTGAAATCTATGGCAGTTCAAAATCAACCGTTGATGAACGACTAAGAAACTTAGACGTGTTTGGTGAGCAGGCGTTAGAGTCAATGAGTGCAATAGGCATGACAACACGCGATTTACGCCGCCTGCGTAAACTGCCTCAAGAAGATTTGACCGCCATTGTTGAAGGTGAAGTGGTTAAGGTTCAAGACCGTGATGAAGCCTTGGAAATCATTGAAGAGTTGTCGGCAAAACATCGTCAAGAGAAACAGGCACTGCAATCAGAGGTCACAAGGTTGGCCCAAGAAAAGCAATCCAGCGAAAGGCTTCTATCAGATAAAGATAAGAAGATTAATGACTTATCGAAAAAACTCGATACTCCACTTTCTCCTGCGCAAGCTCGTCAGAAAGAGGAAGAGCTTAATAGCAAGCTATTAGACCAACTGAATGTATCTGCGCTTGCGGTCGATAGTGGCTTTGCACGTCTGTTTGATGCCATTCAAACCATACAGGATAACCCTCATCCACTCGATATCGATCAAGCTTGTGAGGATACCTTATTTCGTATTCTAGAGCGTTTTCTAAATCTCTCTGCGGATATGGGAATGTTCGCGCATGTTACTCGTCACATCGAGCAGTGGCATGCTGAAAATAGCCTGTTATTAGGTAGCGAGGGTTAACCTGCGATGAATGCACTTGAATTAGAACGCGCACAATATCTTAAACGTTTGATGTCCGACCTTGACGGAGCTAAACGTGGAAAAAAAGGGCTGATTGTTCAAGCTGCGATGGATCATTTATGCGTTTCAAAAAGTAAGCTTTATCAAGAGCTAACCGATTTAGGGTGGGCATCAGGTCGTAAAAAACGAGCTGATAATGGTGAGCTGGCTTTGACTAAAGAAGAAACGGAATTGCTTTCAAACCTGATCCGTCAAAGCAAACGGGAAAGTGGTAAAGCGTTGATGACGATTCGTGATGCTATTGATATCGCGTTAGCCAACGACGAATTGGTTCAAGATGTGTCTGAATCGACCGTGTTACGGGCTTTTAAGCGCTTTCGTGTTCACCCTGAACAACTTGATGTTATGGAAACAACCACGAGCCAGCGCTCTTTGCACCCTAATCACGTTTGGCAGTTTGATGTGTCTATTTGCGTGTTGTACTACCTACGTGGCAGCAAGGGGCTACAGGTCATGTCTAAAGATGAGTTCTACAAGAACAAGCCCAAGAATCTTGATCGCATCGTGAATGAGCGGGTTCTTCGTTATTTAGCAACAGACCATTACAGCGGCGCTTTCTTTTTACGCTACTACCTCGCACCAGGAGAGAATACTGAAACGATTACTCAGTTCTTGTTTGAAGCCTTCTGTGAACGAGAGACAGGTGAATTAATGTACGGAGTTCCTCAAATACTGATTTGGGATGCAGGCTCTGCCAACATTGCGCACCAAACGCGCCATATGCTGGATATGTTGGAAGTCAGACATATTGCACATACACCTGGGCGTCCTTGGGCGAAGGGACAAGTAGAATCGACACATAACGTTGTCGAGAGACGATTTGAAGGGAGATTAGCCTTCATGACCGTTCAATCCATTGAAGAACTTAATCAACATGCCATTCAATGGTCTATTGGTTTCCAGTCTCTCAAAGAGCATAGCCGCCATAAAAATAGTCGTTTTGGGTTTTGGCAAACCATTCGAACTGAGCAATTGCGACTAATCAAAGATGTTGCGCTAGTGAAGAGCATGATGCAACAGACTAAGCCTGAAGTTCGCAAGGTGCGCCCTAACGAGTTAAGTATTAGTTTTGCTCCTAAAGGTTATGCCTCGATGGATTATTCATTAACGCATATCCCCCACATTATTGCGGGGGATGAAGTGAAGGTGTTTGTGAACCCCTATAAAGCTCCTGTGATACGAGTGATCAGCATCGATGACATGGGGCAAGAGCATACCCATGAAGCCATACCCATCGAACGTGATGCCGCTGGCTTTAACCTGCAAGCCCCAGTTATCGGTACAGAGCATAAGTCAGTGCGTGATACCGATGCTGATCACAATCGTAAGCGTTTAGATACGCAGGCGTGGGGAGCAGATAACCCAAGGGATATTAAGAAAATCCGCAAAGGGAGAGTGGCCGCCTTTGATGGGCGCATTAATCCGATGGCTGATATCGAGCAGCAAACCGTTCCGTCTTTTATGCCGCGTCGTGGAACCGTGATGAAGATTGAAGGCCAGCCATTAACTGAGCAAAAAATGACATTTATCGGCGCTTTAAATCGTCTTAAACGGCGTTTTAATCCAACCAAAGATGAATTGGTAGCCATGAGAGTCGAGCTTAAACATCAATACCCTAATGGGATGACTGAAAGTGAGCTACACACCTTTACTGAACTATGGGAGCAGCACGGCAATGAATACGCTCAGAGCGCGACTAGATAACGCAAACCTAACTATACAGGCATTAGCCGATCACTTAGCCATGAACTACAGCACCGTGCAGAGAGCGGTAAAAATGAATGAGCCACCGAAGCGATGTGCTGAAGAATTTAAAGAAAAAGTCGAGGCATTTTTTGCGTCGCACGGGCTGGAAGGAGTAAACGGTTGGTCAAAGGCGGCAACCAATGACCAACCTGAACCCCAGCAAGAAGAAATAAATCAGGACATCGAACTGGAGAACCCAATGTTAACACAAGAAGCCATGAAGCACTTCAAGCTATTTCGTAACCCATTCCTGAATGATATTCGCTGTGTGCGTGATATTTACTTGAATGAAGACAGCCGCTACGTGTTAGCGGCAATGAAAGATGTATCACGTAACCAAGGGATCTTAGCGGTTGTTGGGGATTCTGGAGCTGGTAAAAGTGTTCTGCGGAGATTGCTTTTAGATGATTTGCATAATGACGGTGATATCTCAGTGATCCAGCCCAAGATTATCGACAAGACTCGTGCTACTGCTGCGGGTATCTGTGACGCGATCATTAGCGATATCAGTAGTGAAACGCCAAAACGCAGTATGGAAGCGAAAGCAAGACAAGTGGAACGCTTACTTATGAACGCTTTTAAAGGCGGACAACGCCATGTACTCATTATTGAAGAGGCCCATGACTTAACGATACCTGTTATGAAGTACCTCAAACGCTTTTGGGAACTCGAAGATGGTTTCTCAAAACTCCTAGGTATCTTACTTGTTGGACAAACAGAGCTGTCTGGCCGCCTAAACGAACGTAACAACTACGTTCTACGCGAGTTTATTCGTCGTTGTATGGTTGTTGAAGTTCCACCGCTCGATCATGATATCGAAGCGTACCTCAAACATAAGTTTGAACGTTCGGGATGCGAGTATAGCAAGGTGATGGATGATAGTGCTGTCCCTGCGTTAAAGCAGCGCTTGCAAACACGCCGTAATCAGTCTGGTAGCTTGGTCTATCCACAGGTCATCAATAACTTAGTGGCAAAAGCCATGAATCTCTGCGCCTCTTTGGGCGAAGAGAAAGTAAATGAAGACATTATCAAGGAGCTGTAACCATGAAAAATCAAAACCTTGCCTTGTCACATTTCAAAGTTGGTGAGTTAATGGATGCTGTACCTGTCTATCGTTGTGGCTTTAAAACTGAAGATTATATTCTTAGCGTCCAATTCCAAGAAAAGCTCCACGATCGCTTAGGTGATGCTTTATCTAATTTCAACAGTGTTGTGGCTTTGTATAATCGTTGGAAACAGGGTGAAGCAACGTGCAGTTGGTCGGTTATTAATGAACTCACAATGGGGACTCGTTTAGTGTCGAATGAACTAAGCACCATTTCAGACATGTGTCGTCAAGATAGAGCAGGCATGATCTACAATCCGCTACCAGGGATTTATGGACGTAATTTGGCGACTGGGTTGACACCGCCTGAGACCGACGAGCTGAATGCCCTACTTGATGGCTCATCACCCAGTGAACTATTAATGATACTAAGAAATCATAGAGGAGTTTGGTCATGAAAGAGCGTCGTTTAACAGCGGCTGAAAGCCATGAGCTGGCGACTAGAGTCTCAGCATTAGGAGCGAAACAAGTTCTGTTGCTGCTTCGAGAGCTTCAGAATCGAGCTTTAAACCACGACTTAGGCATCAAGAAGACTCGCCGCTCCCCTATACACTAATTCTTTCGCATCAACACGCCCTTTATACAAAAGGGCGTTTCCTTTCTTAAACGCCCTCAAATCAATTTCTAGCCGTGATGCAAGCATTCGCTTATCTAAAAAAGTTTAAATCAATCTGGTGCAATTTAAACGGGTTTTAAACGGGGTTTTGATGCTCAACATGCATCGAGCTTACATTGTTCGGTTATTTTTTCGAAATTAAGTATAAATGGTTTCCGAATATCTCGACTAAACCGTTTATTAATTCGTCTTAACTCCATAATTCATCTTAATGTTGTTCAATATAAAGCAACGAGAATATCTGTTGGTGAAGGCATGAGTACAAAAGTCAATAAATTTGAACGGTTTTATACGCTCTGCCTTGCTTTGGGCTTGGAACTTAACGAAAAAGACATGAATCACCTTAGCAATATAGGTAGCAGATTAACTTATATCAGCAAGCAAAGGTGTTTGATGGCAAAAGTTAAATGCGCATGCGTCAATCAAGATATAGAAACTCATGGAAAGTTTTACGCTGCTCGTAGAAATAAAGTTTCAATTTTCTACGCTTATCAACTGTTAGCCAAAAGAGAAAGTAAATGAATGAAGTTTTAACTTGGCGAGAGCTCATTAAGAGAGATGGGGTGATACCCATGATAGAAAACGCTTTAAAAGCTGATCATCGTATTGCGGGGGAAATTTACCCAATATTAAAAACAGCGGCTGAGCGAGAAAATGTTAATGAGCATGATTTTATTATTATTTTCCTCGCTATCTGTGACTGTATGGGAGGGATGCAGGTGTACTTCCCGAAAGGTAGTGCGCTAAAGATATTATTAAAAAAACACATGATTTATAAAGATTTCACAGGCAACAATTTAACCGAACTTTCCATTAAATATAAGCTAAGCGAAGACACCATTTATAGATATGTCAATGAAATGCGTAATGAAATTGGGAAAATGAAATCAGAGGCTAAAGTCTTTATCGAGCAGTTAACTCATAAGTAGTAGGTTCCAAGTCTATCTCCCCAAGAAAAGTAAGCTCGAAAACACGAACAGAAAGCACCTACTTTACAGTGAGAATGACGTTGCACCACTTGTCTTTAAAAACAAATAGCGAGGGCGTTATGTCTATAAAACGGATGAAAGCTGAAACGAAGGCTCGATGTCGTATCGGTAAACAAAGATGGTATCGCGTCATAAGTCATTCATCTAGACGTACCAAATTCTTTTTCCAATGACAGGACATCACTATGTTAACCCCAATTGAATTAACGGCGCTTCGCCATTCTGGCGTGTCAGAACAAGAGTACATTGCAGCAAAACACGTACTGGTTGCCAAAGATTCTTATTTCTCAACACTGAATCAATTAACGCCTGATGAGGCCGATACGTTTGCTTCAATATCTTCTGATTTATTAGATGTGGATTTTTATCTTAAGGAAAAAAATCAAAACATAATCTCAAGAATTATCGAGCGTGCCAAAAGCCTTCAATTATCGGCGGACCCTTACCTCACGAAAGAAGAAGACCGAATGCTTACAAATACGGGCCTTTCCAAAGAAGCCTACCTTGCAGCCAAGAAACAATCTAACCAGTAATAAGGTGAGTACCATGAATAAACAAGAACTCGTTAACAAACTGAATGCCATTAGTGAACGATTTTCCGCAGAGATGCAAGACACTAGGCAGAAAAAAGAAAAGCTTGCCCGCTATACCGCGCAAGTACCTGACATAAACTTGAGCTTGTCTAAAACGAAAGGTGAGATCCGTGCGGAACTCGATCTTGAAAGACTAAAGGCGCTAAAACTCAAGCTGAACGAACAAGAGCAAGAACGCGACGAGCTAACAGCAATCATCGCCAACTTGACCAATTACACTTCCGATAAGAGCTATACCGAACGCTTGGACGTGATTCGTAAAGAGTATAATGAAACAGAGAAAGATCTTTACCAATACATCATGGAAGATTGTAGCCAGCAAATCGATGATCTAGTTAAAAAGCACCCTGAACTGTTACCTCTAATCCGTGATTTTGTCGTAGCTAGTGCTCTGGTTCGAAACGCGACACCTATTTATCACTATGGTGCACCGTTCCTTCATCTTTACGGCTACTTCATGGATAAAGATTGGGAAGAGCATAAAGGTATTATTCGTCAAAACTTAGGTGTTGCAGAACTTCAATCTTGGTAGCTCAGATTACCGATGATCATCATAAAGGGGATAAAAAAATGTTCGTATTAGAAAAAGAGCGGTTAGTAAAAGCGTGGCCTGCGGTTGTTCGGTTGCCTGTTGATGGTGGCGAAGTGATAGAAGAAAAAATCACTTTAGATTTCATTGTATTAAGTGGTAGTGATGCTTTAAATGTGGTTACTGGTGGTGCGGATGCATTAAAAAAGGTTGTAACTGGTTGGTCAAACATTGCTGATGAAAACAATAATCCCTTGACTGTTAATGACAACAATAAAGATGCACTGTTTGGAAACCAATTCTTCATTATCGCGGCGGTTAAAGCGTATCAGCAAGCAATTCATGGTTTGAGCGTGAAAAGTGGTGAAGAAAGTTAGATGGCCTTTCTTGAGAAAACTCTCTTTTTCTGTTTTAGAAAAGTTACTATCTAAAAATGCAATTAGGAGCTGAACTGCCGTGAGCAATAGTGAATTAAGGTTAAAACTCAGATTTGATGCTGATAACAAGGCGTTTATTGGCAGTGTTAAAGCGTCTGATGAAGCGGTTCGTCACTTCTCTGCTCGTACGGATCAGTCTAGTACGTCGGTTAATAAGCTCAGTAAAGAAACCACGGCTGCAACCAGCGAGTTTGCTGGGCTAAATAACACCCTGAAAGGATTGGCAGGTGGTTTTGCTGCATTGCTCGGTGCTGGAGCGATGAAGAGCATGTTTACTCAACAAGCTCTGCTTATCGACCAGACAGCAAAGCATGCAGATAAAATTGGCATTACCACTGAAGCATTAACACAGTTGCGTTATGCCTCTGAATTGACAGGGGTTGGTTCAAGTAACTTAGATACCGCGCTGCAACGTATGACGCGCAGATTAGCTGGCTCTGATGCGAATACAGGTCTGTCTTCTGAAGTAAAAGAGCTGGGACTAGACTTGAAAGCTCTTCAGGCGATGTCGCCTGATGAGCAGCTTGCTGCTATTGCCGATGGCTTTAAGAACGTCGAAAGTCAAGCGACAAGAGTTAAGTTGGCCTTCCGCTTCTTCGATACAGAGGGTGTCGGCATGGTTAACATGCTCGCCAATGGTTCAGCAGGCTTGCGTGAGATGCAAGCGGAGGCTGATCGTGTTGGCGTAACGCTAAACCGAATTGATGCAGCCAAGATAGAAGCCGCTAATGATGCGATTTTTCGGGCGTCTGAAGTCACTCGTGCGTTAAAGCAAAGCTTGGTTGTTGAGGCCGCTCCATCCGTCGAAAAACTAGCTGATTTGATGTTAGTTCTCAATGAAAACGGGCGGTTGGTCTCTGATGTACTTGGCGTAACCTTAGCAATGGCTGCGGGGCGTGCTTCTGCTTCTGTTTATAATCTGACAAAAACAAAAGTTGGAGACATTATAACGACTCGCCAAGGGATCCAAGCTACTGTTGCCAAAGCCCAAGCTGAACTTGCTGCGGTAGCGGCTGAAATGCGTCACCTTGAAGTAATGCGATCTTCTAATGCGCAAAAGTTTCAAGCAATTGGTGGTGAAACAACGCTAGCGACTCTCAAAGCTCGACGAAAAGTATTAACGGATGCCCTTACTGTCTCTCAAGCGCGTTTGAATGTTGTTATGCGTGTAGGTTCGACTTTAATGGCGACACTTGGTGGTCCAGCTGGAATTGTAATGATGGCAGCAGGGGCGCTTGGTTATTTTGCGTTAACTTCGAATAAAGCGGCAGAAGAAACATCGGGGATGACACAAAAAGTAAGAGAGCTTGTAGAAGAATACGGTGAACTCAACGAGGTTGGAAGGCATAACCTGCTTTTCAAGCTGGGTGAAGAAGCTACGCAAGCTCGATCTGAGCTGGCAAAAACTCAGGCGAGAATTCGTGATATAAAAGCTTCGCTAAATTACGCACCTCCCCGAGACGCTTTGTTAAAACAGCGCGAACTGGTTGCTTTAGAGAAGCAAGCTAAAGACTTGCAAGCATCGGTACAAGTAGCTAATGAAGCCTATAAAGAGTTACTGAATACATCCATAGGTAGTCAGTGGGTGCGCCCAAAAGATAATGATGCCCCTCAAGTCAATGAAGAGGCCGTTAAATCTGGCGAAAAAATGCTGGCAATGCTGTCTCGTCAAGTTGCTTTATATGGGCAGACTTCAGAAGTTGCTAAGGTTCGTTACGAACTTGAGCATGGCGAGCTAAAAGGCATTAATGATGAGCTAAAAACCCAATTGCTTTTGCAGGCTCAGTTGCTTGACTCAAAGCGTCCACAGGATTCGGCGGTCACCGACTTCTTTGCTGAAACTGACGAGATGGAGAGCGCTTGGTTTAAGCGTTTGGCTATTGAAGCTGCGATGGAAAATAAAGCCGTTGTGGAACAAAACTACGCACATAACGACCGATTAGAAAATCTTCGTGATATGTATGATCGTGCTGTAGAGGCCGCTCGCGGGAATAGAGAACAACTTGCTGCTATTGAGGCTGAATATCGCTATCAACAAGAAATTGCTGAGGCTGAGCATCAGCACCGTTTAAGTGAAATTGAAGTCCAAATTCGCAAACAACGTGAAGAGGCTAACAAAGGCTACTGGCAGCGATATTTAGAAAGTGCAAAAACCAATTTGGAAAATTTCGACGGTTTAGCTAAAACGACGATTGATTCATTTTCTTCGGGTATGGGTAATACGTTTGAGTCAATGATATTTGATGCTGATAAGCTTGGCGATGCTTTGTTTAATTTAACTGAAGGCATAAGTCGAGCTGTGATTAACGCGCTTGGCCGCATGACTGGAGAATGGTTGGCTTATCAAGCAGTTCAAATTCTCGTAGGCAAAACGATGGCTCAGCAACAAGCTCAGATGGCAGGGATAAACGCTTACACTTCTACCGCTGCTGTACCTGTTGTTGGTCCTGCGCTTGCTCCTGGTGCAATGGCATCAGCATTAGCAGTCACAATGCCAATGGCTTCTTCTATTGGGGCTATGAGTATTGCGGGGATGGCTCACGATGGCATCGGCCGAGTTCCTAAGGCTAATGAAGGAACTTGGTTATTGAAGCAAGATGAAATGGTTCTCAACACTGAGCAGGCTGATAACTTTCACTGGATGATTGACGCTATGCGAGAAATGAAGCGAGCCTTTAGCGTGATGAGAGAAAGCCCCCCTCCGAAGAGCACTAGTTACAGTGAGAAGCCAATCTATATTAATTATCATGGTGCCAATAGCGATACTATCGAAACTAAAGCAACGGAAACTAACGATGCAATAATTGTCGATGTAATTGTGAAGGAAGCGGTTAAGCAATCACTCAACGCCGTTTACTCTGATTTCGATAATGGTGGCCCGATTTCAAGAAGAGCAGGTGTTTCTTAGGCGGGTATATAGTGCATTTTAAGACGGCGATTTCATTATGTGGGATTGCTGTTTTTTTTATTATCTTGACTTCAATCGACAATTATCTTGGCGCGCTACAATTAGCATAAAATGGTCTAGTTAACTCAATTAAATAGTGTTTATCAATTTCCATACATTTACCTTCGACACTATCAGGCGCTTAGTGTACCCCACGAAAAGTGGACACAACATAACTACACACTTTCGAACTCGACGGGACTCACGTAGCCCAACGCTGAGTGCTTCCTATTTCGATTGTAATAGATCTCGATGTATTCGAAGATCCCCATTCGTGCTTCTTCGATAGTTTGGTAATCTTCTGCATAAATCAACTCAACTTTCAGTCGACTGTAGAAGGACTCCATCACCGCATTATCCCAACAATTGCCTTTGCGACTCATGCTTGGCACCCCTCCATGCTTACGCATGAAGTCCTGATAATCATGTGCCCTATATTGTACACCTCGGTCTGAGTGGATTATGAC